CTGACGTCGCGATCTGATCTCCGCGACGACGGTATGGGCGATCCCGCCATCAACCCTGCTGAAGACGACGGTCGGCGTCCCCCGCGATGACGAGCCACCATCCCGAACCTGGCCGTCGTGGACCAGCTGCGGAAGTCGCCTGAAATCCGTCACGGTTACGGCGAGCTGACCGCGCTTGGCTTCGGTTCGCGCGGCACCATGACTTGAGATGGCGTGCCTCAGCGCCGTATCGTCGATCGCAACCCGAAACCCTGTAACGTGCCGACCCGTCACACCTTCGATACGGCTGGCATTCTGGACAGGATCCAGAATCAGCGTACGTACCTTTCCGGGCACGGAACCGCCCCTGGCAAACCGGGCGACTTGGTTGGCTTGCTTTCGGAACCGCTCCGGCATGCTGCCGCCGGAGGTCCAGCGCCCGAGCCCATCCCGCGCCTGATCCGGATCCCACGCCTTGCTCATATCGGGCAACGCAGGCTGCTGGCCGCGATCGACCGAGACCCGCATCCCGCACCAACACTTCACATGGAAGGTCGGGCAGAGCTGGCCGGAGGCGAAGGGCTGGTCGAGCGGGATCGCCCCCTCGCGCGCATTGCCGAGGCAGATCACACAATGGTTCTCGTTGACCCCGAGGACCACGCGCTTCCTGAGGCGCGCGCCCGTGGTCTGCGCCATGGCCTGCCACCCGATCAGGTTTCCCCGATTGGCGGCGTTCGAGATCTCCATCCGGGCGATTAACCCGGCCCGGACCGGTGAGAACGAGCGCGCCTCCAGGATCGCCGCTTCCAGACGCTCCCGGGTCCAGCCCTCGGTCACGGCTTCGGTTACCAGTCGGCGCAGATCATTCCGGGTCGCGTCCTCGACCTTGGAGACGAACTCGGCCGCGTGGCTCTCGGCCCATTCGATCGCCTTCGGATTGGCGAGCCGGGTGATGTCGACGCCGAGCGTTTCCGCCTTCTTGATCTCGATACCGACCGAGGCCGTAAACCCGTGCAGGATCTCAGGCGCTTCCTCGGCCAGCTCCGCCAATCCCTCCTGGACAGAGTCCCTGCCCTGAGCCGCGAGCACGGCCGCACTCGCTTCCTCGACCTTCTTCCATTCCGCACCCGCGACCGCCGTCTCGATGGCCGCGTCTATTTCCCCAGGCCCCGATCCGGCGGGTTCCTCGGCGCTCTCCTCCCCGTCGCCGCCGGCCGTCTTGCGCATCGCCCGCTTGCCGAAGCGCCGGGCGAGCGTTGTCGCCATCGGGGGTGCTGCACCCCGGAGGAATTCCTCCCACACCTCGGCCAGATCCACCTGATGGTCGTTGTGCTCGGGCGGCATCCCCTTGGCCATCTTGCCGCCTCCGGGATTGATCGGAGGCTTCGGCTTGGGCTCATTCTCCGGCTGTTCCCCGGGAGCACCCAATGGCGGGCCGCCATTGTGGCCGAGCACAGGGGGTGGATCAGGCGGGTTGATCACCGACTCAAGGGTGACCGCCCCCGTCGCCGTGATGATGAGCGGCTTGTCCCCGTCCGGGTACGGATCCCGCCCGATATCCTTGCGGATCTCATTCAGCGTCAGCGCGCCGATCGACGCGTAGACCTTGGCGACATTGGCCTGCGTCCCCGGGTCCTGATCTTCTTCTTCCCGCCAGATCAGCTCCAGGTCGGGCCAACCGAAGACCCGGGCCAGGATGCGGTCGATCACCGACTTGAGCCACGCCTGGAGCGGCGCCAGGCCCTCGGATTGGGCCGCCTCCTGCGCTGTCGCGGCGGTTGCCCTGTTCATCTGCTTGATGAAGGGTTGCGGCGAGACGCTGAACGCGTAGCAGACCACCCGGGCCAACCACTCGTCATATTCGTCCTTCAGCACCCCTTCCTTGGTCTGGACGAACCCCTTGGCGATGCCCCCCGGCACGAAGCGGACCTTCCGGCGCTGGGCGGTGTTGCCGGCCAGCATGGCCTGGAAATATTCGTCGAAGTCCCGCGTCTGCTCGATCGTCCAGTTCTCAGGGACCCCGATGAAAGCATCGGGCACCGAGCCCTCGGTATAGAATTCGAGCTGGTGCATCTGACGGCGGATCGCAATGTTGACCGTCACCAGCACCTGCTCGACCGGCCCGTAGCCGTAGATCCGGTTCGAGCGCAGGTTCCGCGGCAGGTAGAGGAGATCATCGGACGTATAGTTGACCGCCGGCAGGCCCTTCAGAATCTGTTGAAAGGCCGGATCGGGGGGCGCCGGTGTGCGGCCCCAATCGTCGATCACCCGCTTGATCGTGGTCCCGTCGATGATGTCCAGGGCATAGAGCTGACCCCCGACGGATTTGCGGGGATAGATCGTGGCGGCGTCGACCACCAGCATGTCCTCACAGAGGAGGCGCGCCCATTGATCCCAGGCGTGTTCCTGATCCGGATACTGGAAGAATTCGGTCGCCTGTTTGATCCTGGAGTCGCCCTCGGCCTTCTTCCGCTTGTCCTTCGGCGCGATCTCCCACTTGACCTTGACCAGCTGATCTTTACGCGTCTCGATGACCAGGCGCATGAGATCATAGCCATCCGCCAGACGCCGCAGATCCTCGAACGAGACGGTCTCGTCGCCACGCGGCCGTGTCACCAGGTTGACGCCGGTCCGATAATCGAAGGCGCGGCCTGCGACCTCCGGCGGCGCGATCGGCGCCAGCGGCTCCATCGGCCCGAACCACGACGCGTCCCCGGTGAAGGCATAGCCGGCGGCTCGCCGGATGCGGTCGAGAATCTTCGGCCGTTTCATTTAAGGGCTCCCCTAAGCTGTTTCTCGACTTGCTCGCGATACCAGCGGAGCAGGCCGTCTGTGGTCTCCAGGCTCGCGGCATAGATCGCCATCATGTGCGCGATGGCGGAATCGCCGTGGCGGCGGGCACCCTTCTTCGACGCTGCGGCTTCTTCGCCCTTGGCCGCCTTCTCATCCTGACGGACAACCTGGGCTACCCCGCGCACCAACTTCAGGGCGCGATGGTCCTGGTAGACGTCGAGATCCTTCGGCAGCTCGGTCAACCCGTCTTCAAACGCCGCCTTGAACTTCGGCGTGATCGCGGCGTACCACGCGAGATTGATCATCACCTGTTGGACGAGCGACAGGCCGAACTCGACGGCCGTCTCCTGCGCCAGAGGCGCGCCGTTGCCCGTCGCGTCCATCGCCACCCCCGAAAGCCGCGGCAGCCTTCGAATCACCCACCACAGGATCTGTTTTTGCTGGCTATAAGGCACGCGACGCAGCTCGATCGTGAATGGCGGCCGCCGGACCATGTCGCTCCCGATCTGGAGCGGCCAGAGCACCGTCAGGTCCCCCGTCATCGCGAAATCTTCACCGAGATAGGACGGCAGATCCGGGTCCAGCCGCGCCAGCGCCGGCCCGATCTGATCCTCGCAGAACGCCCTGGCCTCCGCCTCCCGGACCGCGTCCGAGAGCGCCAGGAAATCGGGTCCCCGCGCCCAGCGCAGCACCGGGATGCCGGCCTTCTGTTGCCGCTCGATCAGCATCGCCGGCAGATACGTCCCCGAGCCATTGGCCGGGATCACGAACAATTCCTCGTCCGCGCCATCCCCGTAGAACCCGATGATCTTCTGGCGCCATTCGGCTTCCCCCTCGGGGGTCCATTCCCGTCCGGTCACGAGGCAGATCCGCTGATAGAGGCCTTGGCGGATCGCGTCGTCGAAGTCGAGGGTGATGAGTGCGTAAGCCGCACGGCCCGACTTCACGTCCTCGACCAGTTGATTGAACGGATTGTCGACCCCGTCATGGGTCGAGATGACCAGGATCTTGCCGCCCCAGATCAGGAGCGCCAGCGCCGCCTTCAGGAGGCCGGGGAAGTCGTCGTGGAAGGCCGCCTCGTCGACGATCACATAGCCCTGATGACCGCGCAGCGAGCGCGGTCGCGAGGAGAGCGCCATGATCTCGAAGCCGGAGGCCAGCGTGATCCGGAACGCCTGGATATGCTTGTTCTGGTGCTCGTCGCGATCGGTGAAGACGAATTCTTCGACCTCGCTCGCCACATGACTGAAGGCCTTGCCCCACATGGCGCAGACGTCGATGAATTCCCGCGCCATGTCGAGGTTATAGCCGATATAGAGCGTGTCCATGCCGCCCGCACTGCGCGCGGCCGCCGAGGTCAATACGGCGTCCGACCCCACGCCCCAGGTGTAGCCGGTGCGCCGGCTCTTCTGGACCACGGTGACCTCGTTGGTCGCCGTCGTCGCCAGCAACTGCTGCTGATAAAGCAGGAGAACATCGGGGAGCGCCCCGAGCCGCGTGGGAAACGCCTGGCGCGTCTCACGCCGTAAGGCCGCCCATTCCTCCCGGGAGATCGGCCCTTCAGGCATGGCCGGCGCGCGGGTTGGCCGGCGGCGCGCGCCCATCAGAGTCCAGCGTCACGCCCAGGATGCGCGCCTTGATCGCCTCGACCGTCTCGGCCGAGAGCCCCTTCTCGCGCCCGACGCTCTCGGCCGCATCCACGGCGGCCGCCTTGGTCCGCTTCTCGGCCTCGGCCCGGATCCGCAGCGTCAGTTCCGCATCCTTGGCGCTCGCCCGGCTAAGGTGATCCAGCGACTTCGCCAGGAAATGCACCTGCGCGGCGTCGAGCTGCACCGGCTCGCCCGGCTCGCCATCTTCCGATTCCGGCCCGGAAGCGGTCATGAGATCGGTGACGATCGTGTGCATCAGCTCGATATTGAGCCGCGTCTGCCGACCCTCCGGCGCATCGCCGAGCCGTCTCACCAAGGCGTCCGCGACCACGCGATGGTGCCGCAGCCGCTCGGCGATCTTGTCCAGGCCCTGCACATGCCGATGGAGCCCGGAGCGCGAGGGGAGGCTGTCCGGGTTGATCGCGAGCTTGCCGAGATGGATCAGGATCTCATCGATCGTGTACCCATCTTCCCGAAGGCCCGAGATCTTCTCGCGGATCTCCGCCGGCAACCGGTCTATTTTCGATGGACGGGGCATGCTCAGGCCCCCTTTGGATTCCAGCGCGAATGTTCGACGCCGTCGACCTTCACACGGCCATGGGCGGCATCACGGCCGCGATCGGTCAGGCCGACCACGCGGAGGCTGGCGTTCAGCCAATCCTCCTCGACGCAGCCGACCGACTTAAGATGGTCGAGATCCCGCCTGATATCGTCGCGGCCGGGGTTGCCGACGCCGCCCGACAGGGTCGCGGTGTGGATGACGCTCTCATTCGCGTCCCCGACCTCCGCCAGCAGCCGGAGGATAAAGACGCGCCGGGACGCGGTCAGGATCTCGGCGAAGCTCATTTTCGCTCCATCAGCGCGTCCTCGATCCGCGCGACCGACGTCTCGAATCGTTCGAACAGGCTGCTCACCCCTTCGAGCCGCTCGGACAAAACATTCATGCCGCCCCGGAGCTTCTCGATATCCAGCTCCAGCGCCGCGAGGCCGAGCTTGGTCGCCGTCCCGTCATGGC